GTTCACGCCGGTATTTGGTTTGTGACTGATTGACCTGAAGCCGACTCCCATTCACGGTGTGGAACTGCCCCACCTTTAGCTTTGGTATTGGGATTCCCTCGGCGCCACTGATTCGGCCAGCCGACATGAAGTCGTCCGTAATAGCAAAGGCATCAGCTGGGTCATCAATGTCGAATAGGTCCGGGTACTTGGCTGCAGTGCTATACGCTCGCTCGACATACATTTGGGAGGCTCTGTCTTTGACGCCCTTTTTAGGGCTTCGAGCGCCAACCATTGTCATAACGATCGCGGCGACACGCGGGGCTTTCATGCCGCCAGCGCGCTCCGCCCAGACGTTATAGTCACTGTCCGGGTTCGCCAACATGTCGAGGGTTATGTCCAGCGATTCGATGGAGTGCTCGTCAACCCGGACTGGAATTATGAGTGCGTCAGCTGCACACCAAGCCAAGTGCGTGCCGCCGCCATAGAATGGGCTGCAATCCATCAAAATTTTATCGCATTTCTTCTCAGCAGCCTCTGCATCAAGTATGTCGCGCAGACTAAACAGAATGTTGCTTACGGCTTTCTTGTTGCTGGCTGCCATCGCTTGCTGAAGTTGCTGATACAGCGCGGACGGAAACGCAAAAAGCTGAGCATCGCCAGGGACAAAAAACCCACCCTTGGCGCCTTTAAAGTGGTCGTTATAGGCACTGATTCGGTATGAAATATCATCTGGCACGTCTCCGAATGCAGGGCCAAGAACCTTTGGCCTAAGCGCATCACCGACAGTCACTTCTGGCTTCGATCCTCTCATGAGGGACTCGGTCAAGTTTCGCTGCGGGCATAGGTCCGCAATCAAAGTAGAGCTATGTCGGGTGAACATCCAAGCGAGGTTGAATGACAGCGTGGACTTTCCAATACCGCCCCTGAGGTTTGATACAGCGTACGACCGACGCTTGAAATCGACAGGACACACTGCTCCCTCTTCAAGCGACCTGTCATGGTTCTCAATAATCCGTTTCAGCCCGCTGCTCATATGTGCGCTACCTAAGGTGAGTTGGTGACATCATTGTAGCAGGCCATCAAAAAAAGTGCAGGTCGTTTGAATTTCAGCAGGTCGTGCAATATTCCGCAGGTCGACATGTTTTGCGCAGGCCGTTAACCCCTAGCCTTACTCAGCGCCTGGCGCCGCCCCTCGCATCGCCCCGCCGCGCCAGGTCACCCTGCATCGCCACGCAAACACGGCCCACCGGCCTGCCTCGGTGCGATTGGTCTTTCCTCTTATGAGTCGGATCACTGAAACGCTTTCCAAGCCAACCATCCGAAGAACGCGGTACCAATAAGCATCGTTAGGATGTCCTCAACCCTACCTTTTCTCCTCTCAAGCAGCGAAGAACAAAGAGCGATGAAAAGGCTTCCGGCCATCCCGATCACAAACAAAGTGCCCGTTTTTCGTGATCCGGTCAGATAGAGCAGTACATCCAGAAGAATCAAGGCTAGACATACGAAGAAGGCGGCTGCCGAAACGATTGAAGAGATGGATGTTGGTGCTTTTTCGCTCATGAGCTCACCGCTTCGCCTTGCTGCGCCACGTCACACAGCAACCTCAGACCTTCCTTGCGTTCCAAACCAACAGCACCTTCGCATGGAACGTGACGTCATCCATCCGCGCTTCCAGGTCCTTGTTCTTCGGGTTGTCCGAGATCAGCCAGAAGTGGTCGGCGTCCTTCTGCTGGACGCGCTTGATGTACAGCAGGTCGTGCCAGGTCAGCACGTAAACGCCTTCGCCGATGAACTCGTTGACGCCGCGGTCGACGATTACCGGGTCCTTGTCGTTGATCGTGCCTTCCATGCTCTGACCCCAGCCAGTGATCATGGCCAGCGCTTCGGGGGAGGTATAGGTCACTCCCTTTTCGCGCAGCACGTCTTCGCGGATCACAAGGTTACGGATCGCCTCGTTGTAGTCGGCTGGCACCTGGCCGTGACCCATCGCGCCGCGCACATCGTACTGAGGGATCAGGATTTCTTCCGGGCGCACGCGCAGGCCGGAGAAGTCGTGCGTGATGACGTTGGATGGTGCGTCAGGCTCAGCTGATACCACCTCAACGGCCTTCACGATCTGCTTGCGAGCGTCTTCGCTCAGCCCCTTTCCATGCTTTGCCAGCATGTCGCGCACTAGCTCAGCAGAGGACTTGGCAGGGAGCGATTTTGCTGGGCGAACAACCTCAGCTTCTCCCGTTGCGCCTTCAAGATTTGGAATAGAGGTTCGGCCCCGAAGCTGATCTGTACTCACCATGTAATGAGCGGCGAGACGCGAAACCTGATCGTCCGTAGGGCTCTTGATTCCCTTCGGGCCGTTCGGCTTGAGGATGCGCGAGATCGTCGACTGGCCAACGCCGGTCGCCTTGGATAACGAAACTTGGTTGTCGCCATTCCTGGCCATCAGTTTCGCGAGGATGTAATCGATTCCTTTATGCATGGGCGCATATTGGGGACGGGCGGTGCATAGAGCAACATCGCCCTGCGTTGACAATATGCACTGGTGCATGGAAGATGTGCATAAGTTCATAGGAGAGACGCCATGTCTGATGTGGCCCTGCAAGAAAAACTCGAGACGCTGCTGGCTGGGCGAATGACCTACAAGGCCATCGCCGAGCGGGCGGGCTGCGATACCTCGACCATTTACCGAATCAAGACCGGCTCGATCGCCAATCCCAGCTACTCGGTAGGCATCGCCATCGACGCGTTGTATGCGGAGGTTGTTCAGAAGACTGCTGCATAGCGACATCCCTGTCAGTGGTTTCCATGGATTCCATCTTAGGCAGGCAAGCGAAGCGGCGGTATTGGGCTGGTTTAGCTGTACGGCTATCCAGTACCGGAATTGAAGACACAAAAAAGCCCGGGGGCAACCGGGCTTCTTCAACAGCACTCATCGAGTGAGGAGACATTAATGGCTAGGGCTAGAAATATCAAGCCAGGCTTTTTCGCCAACGAGCATCTTGCTGAATGCGACCCATTGGCCCGCATTCTCTTCGCAGGACTTTGGTGCCTGGCGGACAGATCGGGGCGACTGGAAGACAGGCCGAAGCGTATCCGCGCAGAGCTGCTTCCATACGACAGTTGTGATGCCGGTGCGCTTCTCGATCAGCTCCAAGAGCACGGCTTCGTCCTTCGGTATAGCCGAGACGGTAAGCAGTTCATTCAGGTGCTCAACTTCAACAAACACCAGAACCCGCATGTAAAGGAGGCTGCAAGCAGCATTCCAGACCCGTTCGAGGCGGAACAAGCACCTGGCGAGGATGGTATCGCTACCGAACCTGACAGTGATGAGCACAGTACAAGCACAGTACAAGCACCAGACCAGTCTGATACTAATCCTGCTGATTCCCTCTCTCTTGATTCTCTGATTCCGGATTCTCTGATTCCTGATCCCGTTACCCCCCAGCCCCCAGAGGGGGAGTGTGCTGCGGTCGAAGGCGAAACAGACGTCCTGTTCGCAAACTTCTGGAAGCTCTACCCCCGCAAAACGGACAAGGCCAAAGCGCAAAAGGCCTGGGCCAAGCTGAACCCTGATCGCCCGCTCTTCGAGAAGATCATGCGAGGACTCGGCAACCACTGCGCCTCTCGCGACTGGATCAAAGACGACGGGCAGTTCATCCCGCACCCCACAACCTGGCTCAACGGCAAGCGGTGGGAGGACGAGGTGAGGCCGGCCGGCACGATCCACCAGTTCCCTGGCCAATCACGTCACACCGACTTCGACAAGCGCGATTACACCGCCGGCCTGACTCAGCGGGAGGATGGCACCTATGCGTTCTGAAGCCGTGAACCTGGATATCGACCCGCTCGAGCGCCGGTTCGGCGTGGTGTCGAAAGAGCTTGCCAGCTGTGCCCAGCACGGCGATTACGCCTCCATCATCAGCCGCAACAGTCCAACACCAAGCGGATGCCCCGAGTGCGCCGAGGCCACGCGCCGTGAGCGTGACCGTGCCGAGCAGGAAGCAAACTTTGCTCGCATCGCTGCAGAGCGGCTGGAGCGCAGGCTTGGTAGCGCGATGATCCCGAAGCGCTTCCAGGGCAAGAACTTCGATGATTATCGCGCCACAACGCCCGGGCAGCGTAAGAACCTGAAGGCGTGCCAGCAGTACGCGGAACAGTTTCGCAAGAACCAAGAGGCGGGTCGTTGCCTGCTGCTGCTCGGCAAGCCGGGCACCGGCAAGACTCATCTCGCCAACGCGATCGCTGGTCACATCATCGTCAATTGCGGCGCCACGGCTGTGTACCGCACTGTTGCCGGCATCCTGCAGCACGTGAAGGGAAGCTATGACAGCCGCAGCGAGTACACCGAAGCCGAAGCGTTCAGCAGCCTGATCGAGCCGAGTCTGCTGATCATCGACGAAGTGGGCGCAACCAAGCCGACTGAGTTCGAGCAGGCGACGCTCTTCAACATCATCAACGGCCGCTACGAAGATCAGCGCCCGACTGTCGTCGTCTCCAACCTCATGCCGGAAGAGCTGCCAGCTGTGCTCGGGGAGCGTTGCGTCGATCGGCTGCGCGAGGGTGGCGGCATAGGACTTGTCTTCGACTGGGAATCCGCGCGCAAGGAGGCCAAGGCATGACCACCCCACTCATCGCACTCGCCTGGCTGATCGCCATCGGCGCATGTGCATCGCTGGAGTTTTTGGTTCGGGTGAAGCGGGGAGGGTGGCGCTGATGAAAATGCTCACTGAGCAACAACTCCTATCCCTTCTTCGTAAGGCCTACACCATGGGGTGGCGCAATGGCCACCTCGACACGATAGGCCAGTCCGAGCCGGTGAACCTCGACGCTGAGCTGACGAAGCTGGTTCATGCCGATGCGGGTGGGTTTGATAGTAAGGGGAAGCAGATCAATGGCTGAGCTCGCCCTTATCCGAACCGCCCAAGGCCTGGTCCCGGCCACCGAGGCTGATCGCGAAACCGTCCAGAAGTGGAAGGCCGGCCAGGTCGTGCACGGCAAGTTCACCCGCATGCGGAACGCCAAATTCCACGGAAAGTTCTTCGCCATGCTCGATCTGGCCTGGGAGTACTGGGAACCCAAGGGCGGCCTGATACCGAGACAGGAACTTCGCGGAATCCAAGGGCTGGCCAAGTACTTCGAGGACCTGAACGGAAGGCCCGGGCAGCTTGGCGCAGCAGTGCAGGCATACCTGGACAAGCTCGAGGCAGACCGCGCCGATCGATTTCCTGCAGTGGACAAGAGCCGTGAGGCGTTCCGCGAGTGGGTGACCATCGAGGCCGGGCATTTCCACCTGGTGCAGACCCCGGACGGTATCCGCAAGGAAGCCAAGTCGATCAGCTGGGCAAATATGGATGACACGGCATTCGAGCCGCTTTACCGGGACGTGTTCAACGCTTGCTGGCGGCTGGTGCTGTCTGCGCACTTTGAAACTGAGGCCGATGCTATGGCGGCGGCGGAAGTGATGGGGGGGTTTGCATGAGCATGTCCGGACACCAGTCGCCAAACATGGGCACAGATGAATGGCTGACGCCGCCCGAGATCCTGGCCGCTCTCGGTTCTTTTGACCTTGACCCCTGTTCGCCGCACGAGTCGCGCCGCCCTTGGCCGACCGCTGCCAAGCACTACAGCAAGGAAGAAGACGGCCTCTCGCAGGAATGGCGTGGCCGCGTCTGGATGAACCCGCCGTTCGGTCGCGAAGCGGTCAAGTGGATGCGCAAGCTCGCCGCGCATGGAAACGGCATAGCACTGATACCGGCGCGTACCGAAACGGCAATGTTCTTCGAGACCGTATGGGGCGCAGCTGATGCCGTCCTGTTCCTGCAGGGCCGCCCGCACTTTCACCGCGTAGATGGAAGTCGCGCAGCGTTCAACTCCGGCGCGCCGATCTGTCTTGTTGCATACGGCGTCGCAAATGTCGCCGCGCTCGAGCGGGCGGGCCTCGGGCATGTGGTGCCAGTGATGCGGAGGGCTGTGGCATGACCCGCATCGTCTCCAAGAAGCTGCGCCCCAAGAAGTGCCGGAACGCCGCCTGCCGATCTGAATTCGTCCCGGCTCGGCCACTGCAGACTGCATGCAGCGTTGGGTGCGCCATCGCCCTGACACAGACACAGAAGGCGAGGGAGTCCCGCGACCAGGCAAAGCAGGAGCGCGCTGCCCGGCGAGCAGCCCGCGAGCGGATCAAGACCAAGGGCGACTACATGCGCGAAACGCAGGCTGCGTTCAACGAGTGGATTCGTGAGCGCGACCGGGATCTGCCGTGCATCAGCTGCGGTCGTCACCACCAGGGCCAGTGGCACGCGGGGCACTATCGAACCGTAGGGGCCAACCCCGAACTTCGATTCAACCCGCTCAACGTCCACAAGCAATGCGCACCCTGTAACAACCACAAGTCCGGCGACATCGTGAACTACCGAATCAACCTGGTGGAGCGCATTGGCGCTGATCAGGTCGAGTGGCTTGAAGGCCATCATGAGCCCAAGCGCTACACCATTGAGGAGCTGAAGGCGATGAAGGCCTCGTTCCGCGCAATGACCAGAAGCCTGAAGGGGAGGGCAGCATGATCTACACCAGCACACTCGCCGCAGTGGTTTCCGCCCTGGCAGCCGAGGCCATCGACAACACCAGCAAGCAGGCCTGGCAGAAGTTGTACCGGCCCGGGTACGCCGATGGCGGCAGCCTGGAAAGCCTGATGCGGTCATCCGGCGAGAAGGGCATTACCCGCATGGATGCCGACTGCTGGGTATATGCCCGGCTTCATAGCCAGCTGATTCCGAGGCACTGGAATGCGCTGATGGCCAAGTACAGCACGCACAAGGGTAAAAAGGTGCAGGCCATTGCTGCCCTGGTTCCGCTGATTGCATCACCGGCTCCGGGCCTGTTCGTGCAGAAGGCTGTCACTGCTTGGGCAATTCCGCAGATGAAGGGGGTGGAAGGCAAGCGGTCCACCGACATGATCGTGCTGCCGGCACAGTTCTACGACATGAATGGCTGGGACCTGGAGGCCAACCACGAGCGTACTCGGAGACGCTGGCGCAAGGGCGTCAGCGATGTGCTCGAGGAGATGGTAGGGGAGGCGCTTCGAGAGGCAGAGCGAATCCTCGATGCAGAAGGTGTTTTGCTGAACATGGCCGCTTGACATTAGTGTCCGTATGTCCGACTCTATACCCATCCTGTCGATCTTGCGCGTTGAGGATCGATGAGGGCTCCGGGGGGTGACTGGTTCGAGTCCAGCTGCTATGCCGGCTACCCAAATGGCAGTTCTGTTTGTTTTGACGGTCTTAATGGCCAGCTTGTACATGACACCAGATTTGCTGATTGCAGCAGCCATGTCTGCAAAAGAGGGTAGTTTTATGATGAGAGAGACCGTAGGCCAATTGTTTCATCCGTTAGCCGCTTCGATTTCTGCCATCTGGTGTAGCTGTGTAGCCGCAGGTGCGATACCCCGCTCCATCTGAACGTAAATGTTCACACAAAGCCCAGCCTAACCGCTGGGCTTTGTCGTTTCTGGCTGTCATGCAGCCAGCACATGGAGTCAAGCCGCCTCGACTGATATGGCCAGGCGCTTACCCAGAACAGACAGGGCAGCTTCAAGCTGATCCATCTTCGACCGGTGGAGAAAATCCACCAGGCGATCGACCTGCATAGGCTTCACGTTAAGCAGGCGAACCAGATCGGCCTTGCGCATACCGCGCTCGACCATCGTGTTCCATAGGTGGATCTTCGCCACGGTCACAGCAGGCAAGCGGACAACATGCTCGCCGGGTTCGGCCGCTGTGGCTGCTGGAATAGCGCGGCGCTGATCGACGTAGAGAGACAAAGTCGTCTCGATCGCGTCCAGCGCTTCGCTAAGCGCGTGTTCTTCGTTATCTCCGTAGCTGTTCAGCTCGGGCAGATCGCGGCAGAACACGGCAACGCCTGGCGTATCGTCAGTTTCGAAGCGGATTGCATAGTCGTACATGGTCACTCCTATGGGGTGATCGCACAGCGTTCAGACGTGGCGAAGGGGCTCTCAGAGCCCCAGTTGCTTGATGATCGCTTTGCGGGTCGGTTCCTTCATTTCCTTGGCTCCGTGGTCCGCGAAGATCGTCGAGTTGCCATTCGGTGCGGTGATCTTGAAGTGGCTTCCTTTGCCGGCTTCGAAGGTCACCCCTTGGGCCTTCAACCATCGCCTGAACTCGCTGTGCTTCATCACCTCATCTCGTTGTTGGGATGGGCTCATTATACAACAGATATGTTGTGTTGCAACAGAAATGTTGTATTTGATGCCCAGCCTAGCAGCGGGTTTTTCGTTTCTGGCTCCCGTGTCTTCTTCCCAGCTCCGAGCGGACTGATGCGCATCGAGGAGCCTGATTATTACCTTCCCGGACGAATTCTATGGCAGAGCCGACAACAAGCACGGCCAGCATCATCGTGGCCGGCGCTGGTCTTGCTGGTGTCATGTCCGGGATCAACGCGGATGCTGCAGTAGGAGCGCTATGCGGTGCTCTGGTGTTCTTCGCCACTACCCAAGAGCTACCAGTAGCCCGGCGTCTGATGTTCCTCGTGATCTCGTTTGTCGCCGGCTACATGTTTGCGCCGCTGGTGGCGGTAACGAAGATCACCATTCCGCTGCTGGGCACCATCGGCCCAATGAACCTGCCAGGTCCTGCGGCGTTCATCTCGTCCGCCCTGGTCATCACCGTGACACTCGCCGCGATCAAGCAGCGCAGAGGTACGGAGCCAACCCATGGATAAATCGATCCTCACCTACGCAACGCTCGCGCTGTGTCTGGTCAACTTCATCCGGCTGTTCACCTACCAGCGGGGAGATGCACAGTTCCGCCGCGACGTCTCGATCGCCGCCACGCTGATCATGTGCTGCTGCGGATCGCAGGTGGTGTACATCATCGCCGGGAATGAGATTGCGCCATCGAATTGGCCCATGGTCGCCCTGCTGGCCGTGCTCACGGCCTCGCTGATGCGCTGTGGTGGAAATCTCTCGAAGGTGCTGAGGCATCCCTATGGATGGGATGGGCGAGAGCGGAGGAGAGGGTGATGCGAGACGACTACCAGGGATTCTGATTTCGGCGGCGGACCGCTTCCGTCATGCAAGAAAAGAAGAGGGCTCCTAGAGCTGATGCGCCAACATCAGCCCTAGGCGCCAACCTGCAGAGCGAACCTGCAAGCCAGCCAAGGCCCCCCGCACTCGCGAGTGCCGGGCGAGCCTAGCAGATACCAGAAGGCTTTGCAGAAGATGAGAGATTGCCGTTGTGGCAAGTGCAACAGACTTCTCGCCCGCGTGGGTGAGTACAGCAGTATCCAGATCAAGTGCTCGCGTTGCGGGACCTTGAATCACTTGAAGACCGAGAGTCTCGTCACCTCGCCAGTGAGCGATCAGGAAGCGGCTAAAGCCGACATTCAAATCAATCATTGAGGAACGAACTCATGAAAGCATCCCGTAAATTCTTTGCTCTGGCTGCCCTGGCCGTCGCTGGCGCGGCGTCGCTGCATACTTCGGTAGCGATGGCCGACACGGTCGTCCAGTGCAACAACATTTCGCGCCCGGCCGGCTATCTGACGGTCGAAACTGACATCCCCAACCCTACCTGCGTGACCTACAAGGCGAACAAGTACCAGACTCCTCAAAACGGTCTGACCATCGTTTACCCGGCTGAGCTGCCGACTCTCGACGCGCAGTTCGGGGTCACGAGCGTTACGGGCACGATGTATTCACCGCGTTACGTGATCGGGCAGATCGTGGATAAGGGCGTTTAC